TCATAACGAACTTGCTGCCTTGCATAAGAGCCTTGAATCCAAATTAACTACTGATCAGCAAAGACTACTTTATCTTGTTGAGGGCGATCAGATGATGACAGGAGGCGGGTTTGATAATAACGTTGTTGGGGGCGTTCATAAGTCAGCACTGCACTTCATTGTTGATTCAGCAACAAAGATAGACTACGCCGATTCTGTACGGTCGGAAAATGTCGTAAAGGCATGCTCAGAGGTCATGGAGCATATCAAAGATAGTGGTTTAGCTTTAGGTAGTATAGAGCCTATGGGTGCGAGCGTCGTAAGGGCAGATCAGGACTCCGATGGTATGTTTGGGTACCCGATCATGGAAAAAGGATATTCAGAATGGACCAAAGATTTGGCTAAAAGGTTACTTATCGAGACAGGGGTGTCTACATCAGCTCTAGTCGGAACTGGTGTTTATGATAAAGCCAAGGGCATTCACACTAAAGCCAGAGTAATCGATGCTGGGGCTTATGTTCTTGATCATAAGCCGATATTCTCCCCTGAAGATATGGTTTCGCTCGTCATTTTACTTGCGCGTATTCAGAAACACGGATGGAAGATGGAAGATGGAAAGCTAGTTGCTAAAGATGGGAAAACTCGTAGTGTTTACCCTAACGCTTTCATTCCAGCTTTAATCGAAGCGATGATTATGGCACCATTTAACAAGAAATTACAAGAGATTAAATTCGATTGTATGCCTTCATTGCAAGACAAGCCTACTAGGGTGGAAATGATTAAACGACAAATCATTGAGGCTTTAAAGAATGGATATGATTACCTAGCTGCGGACTGGTCAAAATATGATGCTTCAGTAAAGGGATCTATATTAGCAACCGTTATACAATTGGTTGTGAAGCCATTTATTAATGCGAAATTTCACTATTGGATAGATGCTGCAACTTTTATTTTGACTTATAAGTATTTGTTGTTAGATACTAACTTAGCTAGCATCTGGCCTGAGGACTATAAGGAAGCGATGGGAATAACTCCTTTTAAAACAGTCCGAAACTATACTATTTTTGGTTTAGTTGATGGCTTAATTTCCGGTGCAAAATTTACGCATGTCGGAGGTAGTTTATACGGTGAAGTGGTCGTTCATCGCTGTGTCCCTCGTCTTTTGGGTTGGGATCCGATTTTTGGAGCTCAAGCTGGAGATGATACGCTAGTGGGAGTACCTTTGAGTGCTATTGACGTATCAAGCGTTAATAAGACCTATGACCCGTTCATTAAGGCTGCGGAGGAGTATGGCCTGCATGCCAATTCTTCGAAGCAGATCTTTCATAACATCAAGGGTGAAGTTGTCAAGGTATTTCTGCAAGATTCCTACCATGCTAGCACAGACACCTGGGGAATCGGCTCAGCTTTCCGTCCAGCCGATGCGGTTTGGGTGTCCGAAAGAGACAAGGGGTTGTCCGTAGCAGAACAACTCATGGCTGA